TTTGGATTGCAGAACCAAGATGTAGGCCACTTGATGGAGGTTCATACGACATTTGACCGTTATTCGGGTCAATCCAGTATGGACGCCCATAGCCGTCTGTTCCCGAAGGGGGGACGGGATAGCCGGAGCCATTATTCATAGCCCCGTGCATCTGCTGGTATTGTTGCGTTTGTCCGGTGATTCCAGCAATAGCCATGCCAGCCGAAGGGCCACCTGCGCCGCTAAAACCTTGAGATTCAAGGTACTGTTGTTTTGCTAATTTTCGCTGGTTTATAACCTCGGTGTTTAGAGCCTCCGACAAGATTCGCTGAATATCGAGGTCAATGTTTTCTTGAGTAATTTTCTCAAATTCTCTCATAGCATCGGGATGAATTTTTAGCCCTCCTGTAGTAGAATCAGTAGTAAAGGCCAAACTTGATAGCATCTGTGAAACTACTCTTTGCACGACATCTTCCATCATTTTCTCAAATGCTTGTAAAAATTTTTCTCCGTGATATTGGAAAAATTCTTCTACGTGGTTATCCTGCAAAGAAAGAAGATTGTTTACGTTCTTAAATTGTTGGTCATTCTGTGCTTGAACAGCATTTAATACTGTTTTGTTGCTTGTTCCGATGGGCATTATTTTTCACCTTCCTTTTGGTTTAATAGTTCTTGAATACGCATATTAGCGTTTTGAATCTCATTGGTTAGACGCTTGACTTCATCAATTGGCGTTTCCGTTTCTCTCATGTCGGGTGAGGTTATAAGATAACCGACTGACGAGAGCGAAGCAATATCCGTTTGCGAAAGGGAGGTTAATGGCCCCTTTTTCACCATTTGAGGCATCTTTGGTCTTGGAATGAACGCCTTGAAATCTAATCCGTGTTGTTCCGCAAGAATTTGTTGTTGTAGCATTTCCATTTGCTTATGAACAGAGGCATGTTTAGGACAATACGTTCCCCTTAATGGCCTTCCTTTTTCTACGCGGTCTAAAGGAATCGGAGGACGAAGAAAATCACCCGGCTCCCAAACATGGTGCATTCCGCAAACAACACATCTGTCTTTTAGGTTAAATTTGTAGCCGTATTTAACGAAAAGAATCTTCTTCTTTTCAGGCATAAGAACTTTAGTGATTTCTTTTAGTTTTTTCTTTGGTTTGATTGAATCATATTTATATTCTTCAATTTGTCCTGCGGCTCTAAACTGTTGCAGTTTTGGCAAGAATGCCAACGCTGTTTGGTTGCTGATTAAATTCGGTTGCTGATACATAATAATCAATAGTCCTTTATCATTGTGGTGATTCCTCTATAAACCATTTCGGGTTGCGATTTTGCTGATACAATATATTTGAAACACGGTATTCCTTTATCGTTTAACTTTCTCATCCCATATGTAAATGGCTCAAATATTTCATGCTTGTCTATTTCTTTTTCAGACTTATGTTTTTCTCCCCAAATGTCATATTTATTTGCCCAAATACCGACTGCCATAGGAAAATCCGAGTCTCTTTTCTTTCTACCGTTTGACCATGTATTCGAAATAATCGTATCTACTAAAAATTTCCATGCTAACTGATGGTCTAAATTTGAATTACTGTCTAAATGTCTATGGTCTATCATAAAAATAACATATTTTACTCGGCGTTCTCGCATATCTTTTTCCCATTCTTTCCAATAAATTGCTTCTCCACCAATATCTGCGCTTCTTACTGTATGAGACTCTCCATCTATTTTAACTGTTTTTCTTGAGGCTCTATGCTTTCCAACGGTTCTTTCTTGTATTGTTGGCACTTCTCCTCTTGTTCTTAACTGATGACTTAATGTTGTTTTTCCTACCATTGTTGCCCCATAAACTCCAAAATTAATTGCGTGAACCTTTTTGTAGAATCCTATAATTGCTTCACCGACCAAAATAGCAAAGCCTGTCATTAACGACATTAATGCCCCCACCCGTTTAACAAAGTGTCAAACAGGAAGCCCATGATGTTTAAATCAAAAACACCCATGATATTTCCAAGCAAAAAACCAGCAACGGTACAAGTAATACCGTAAAACCACGCCTTTGCTTTAAGAAAGAAAATATCGGCAGAATGCGCTCTCGTTTGATTATAGGCGTAGTCGGATTCAGAGAATCCCAAAAAGTCGCCAATCATTTAATCACCTACTGCAAAGCCGCTAAAAATTCATTTCCGATAGAATTTTCAGCCGTTTCGTAAGTAGGTTGTTGTTGGGCAACGATAGAAGTCTTATACGTTTCACGAATTTTATTCTTCTGTGCCTCTTCCTTTGACTTTCTTTCCCAATATGCCTTGATTCTTTGGTCAAGCAAATACATTTCAATTCTATCATTGAGAGCAATATCGAATAGTGCTTTTAAAACCATAATAGCACCGACTGTAATCAGTCCAAATAAAATTGCATGGGCTAAAGTGCCATGTGGGAATCCTGTCCCATAATTTGCGTAAAAGAAAACATTTGCTCCGCTAACGGTTCCAACGAAAAGAATCGTCATAACTAAACGGGTTTCTGTATTTAATGCTGGCATAATATCACCTCAAGCAAATTCAATAGAACAGGCTACGCTTCCAGATTGTTTCTTAAAAAACAATCCATTTCTTGCTAAAACGCCGTGCATATCAAATTCAATTGTTTGATTCGCCGCTAAAACAATTCTTGCGATTTCTGTACCTGCCGCGCTTGTTCCATCAAATACCCTAATTTCAGCCGTGCTTGAGCCTGTTTCACAAGCATGGATTGAAACTAATAAGCATTGTTCGTTTGAAACAATTTTATCTGCCGCTAAAACACCGCCATATTTTCACCTATCCGTTGATAACATCAACCCCTATTTAAGAGGTGCGATGTCATTCTGCCTTCAAAGCAGACTTTTTGGTGGTTTTCTTCTTTGGTAAAGCCTTTGGCTTAGGAAGAAGCAAATCACACAATTCTTGAGCAGTAAGACTTTCCTTCTTTAATTCCTTAGCCGCAGCCTTGAGAAGTTTTTCGGGCAAAGCCAACAATTCTTCTCTATCTTCTTCATCAAACAAAAACATAAGGTTTGAATCAGAAAGACCAATAATAGCCCTTCGGAGAGGGACAGAAGCGGTGTCATTCCGAGTAATCTCGGTCCACCCTTCTAATCCTTCAATTAAGAATCGGCTACCCAATTGACTTTTTTCTGTCAATTTTACCGAAACCATTTCATCGCCTCAAATAAGACCGTTTACTCTAATCGTAATTGGATTTCCGTCCAATGACGTGTTAGAACCTGCTAATTGGGCTTCAATACCGGTTGTGTTGTCTTCGATATTGACTTCCATATAGAGGTTGTTTTTCGTGTCTGCGCCACCAACAAGATTAATACTGTGTCTAATCAATCCTCCGGGAATTCTAACGATTTGAGCAGATGTGATTCTGCTTAAACCTAATTCCGAGGCAGGGATAACTTCTCCACCCGTGGTATAGGAAGAAATGTTAATTTCAGCGTCAATCGTGTATTCATCTCCTTGAACTCTTGGACGAGTAAAACCCTTGTGGTCTGCTAATCTGGTCGTAGTGTGTGCCAATTAAAACACCTCATTGACCAATTGCCATGAATGTTCCTTTATCGCCAGAAGTAGCAACAATTGTGATGCTACCCGAAGCAAGAGGGAATGTTTCATTACAAACGGCTACAGCCGCTTCCGTTGCAGAACCCGTATGTCCAAGAACGCAGACATCAACGCGACTTAATCCCGTTGCTAATTCTCCGCCGGTCACGCCGTCGCAATCCCACGTTCCGTAAACAATTCTCATGTTTCCTTCAAGTTGTTGTTCGTTTTCAATCGTAAAACCAAATGCCATATCTAATCACTTCCTTTTTTGTCCTCATTGAATGTTGGTGATTTTACCCTGTCCTCTGAAGAAAGAACAGCCGACTTCACCAATTGTTCGGTATAAGGCTCTGTTTCCGAGAGTACCGACACCAAATGGATTTCCGTTTGCGATACCATCCTCGAAATATTGGGTTGGTTTCATAACAGACAGCCAAAGGTGGTCAGTATCAAGGAATAATAGGTCCGATAACTTCGTGGATGCGCCACCCGTTTGTGGCATATCCTTAACGGGAATCAAAGGAATGTCGTAGTAGGTTGCCACACGGAAACCGACTTCTTGGCCCTTTGTTCCACGAACACCGTTCACGGTTGGAACAATTTCTTTTCGGTCCATAAATCGCTCTTGGCTCTGCAAAAGGTCAGCAAGGGCTTGAATGGTATCATATCCCGTAAGAATGACCTTAGGGGAGCCACCAGCAAGACGAAGGTTGCGAATCATATCATTTAAGCGAGTAAGCGTCAAAGAGCGAACATCGCCCGAAGCATAGCCGGAACCAAAGTCCACTTCTGCATCAAGGAAAGAAGCGGCAGTAAATCGCTCATTACCGTAGATTTTAGCATCAATGGTAGAAGCAGAAGCCCCAGTATCGCCTAAAACGGTATCGCTGGCTAAAATTTCAGCACGGTTTGAAATGACCTTCATCAAGGAGGTGTAGTTATTTCCGATGTTGGTCAAAGCAGCCGTTTGATAGTTTTCAAGTGGCATAACCAGCATTTTGTTTTGAACCTCAGCGTGGTGCTTACCCATATCTTCACGCATTTGCGCTCTAATATCGCCAATACCGTCGTCAATTTGAGCCATTTCCATAGCCAATTCGCTGAAATCAAATTGATGTGCAACAACCTTTGGGCTCATGTTTAATTGAGCGTAGGTTGGAGCAATTGGTCCCAATCCGTCAGCCGCAGTAGAAAGACCTGCGTTTTCAGGAACACCACCGATTAAATCGGCTCTTGGAGAATCATCACCTAATTCAGCCAAAGTAGCGGTTCCTGAGGTAGAAACAGAAAACAAATTTCCTGAACCACCGGCAGGGCGGGACTTCAAAACTCGCCAACCGCTTGAGGTATATGGTCGCTTTGAAATCATTGAAAGAGCATTCACTTCACGGTTAAGCATAGACCAAACCTTCTGCCCATAAACAATGTTGTAAAGGGCGGAAACATCGGAAATTCCGCTTCCCGAAAAGGAAGGAGAACCGTCGTGTCCGGTAAAAATACCGCCAACAGCACCGGCTTGCTTTAAAAGAGCATTACCGGCGGGTAAGTTGTTAATTCCATAAGTTTGTGCTTCTAAGTCTGCAATTGTATTAATATATCCAGTCATGTTTAATCACCTCAAATTCCACGAACCATCTTGTGAATGTCGCTCCAATCCATAGAAGCGATTTCATCAACGGTGGGAACATTTACTGCACTTTCTTCTTGTGCCTTGCGAATTTCATCCTTTTGCGCAGTCAAAGACTTTCGCAATTCGCTAAATTCATTCTTAAGAGAAGCGATTTCCGAAGCGGCATCGTAATTTTGCTTGGCAATCACATTTTCTCGGCTCTTAACTTCTTGAGCGAATCTGTTTTCAAAAGACTTCTTGAGGTTATCGTAGGCTAAAGCCTCCAATTGTTCTTGGCGGAAGGCTTCGTATGCCTTCTCAATGTTGCCAACGCTCAAATCAAGAGTCTCTAATTCATTGTTGTTAAATGCCTTAACAACGGGCATACTGGAAGGCTTTGGTCGGCCTCCTTCAATGATGATTCTATCGGCAGGTTCGCCAATATCAGGGTTAGCACCGTCAATGGTTGGAAGCGGGGCTTTTCTTGCGTCCATGTCTTTGTCGTAAGAACCGTTTTCCATGTTTTCTTCCATGTCAGCCATTTCATAACTGCTCATTTCCTTATCGTTTTTGTCTCCGCCCGTAGCCATATTCTCATCTTCGGCTTCATCTGCCTTTTCGTGCATAGCCTTATCTTCGTGCATAGCCATCTCTTCTTCCTTTCTCAACGAATTGACTTCCTTCAAAAGTTCATCCAATTCGCCTAATGCTTTTTCCAGTTTTTCTTGGGTCATAATATCACCTGTTTTTTCTTGCTTTAATATATCGAATCTCGCTTCGGGGTTAATTCCTTTTTCACAGATGGTAATTTCATGCAACTCTAATTTGCTAATTTCGTTGTATTCTCCCATCCTTTCGTGGCTTTTCTTTACTTTTCGTAATGCTTGTCCACCAATGCTAAATGACCTTAACGACCCTTTGCGAATTCCTCTTCCTACTTCTTTTGCTTTTTCTATGTCATCCCTTAATTTAATAACAACATAAAATCCGACATCATCAACTTCAGATTTCCATAATCTTCCGGTTTTATCTCGGTATGAATCTACTACTTCTCCCACTTGAACATTTGAATGATTTGTCATTACGTTTCTGAACCTTGGTTCTTCCATGAATTTTTTAACTGCGTCTTTTAAAGCATCTAATGTGATTAAATCATTTTGTTTATCCACGATTTCAATGCTCGCATATCCTCCAATCATCAGGTCGTCTGCGCTTTTGAGAATGCTGAAATCGTCATTCCTTACCGCCAAGACACCTCCGTTCATGTGTTTCAAACCTCCGTTATCTTTTCAAGTATATAATGGACTCGGATTATTTCTTGGGAAGGGGCAACTCATTATACCCATCATCATAAATGTTCCACAATCCTTTATCCTTATCCTTATCTGCCGGACTTTGTTTATATCCGGTGAAAGCAATCCACATTTTGCCCTCTTCGGCAGGGATTACTCTAAAGTGAATCTTTGTTTCAAATTTGTTGCCTTCTAAGAAGTATTCGTGATAGCCTGTTCTTTGAACGCCTAACTTGACTTCTCCTTCATCAATAGTTTTTTCCTTGTCCAAGTCTTTGCCAACGATAGCAGGATATTTCCCTGCTTTGCCAAAGAGGTCAAAAATATCTTCGTCCTTTTCTAAGTCAATAAACCAATTCAAAGTCTCATCTTTTAATTTAATAACAAGATTTAAATTGCCATCCTTTCTTAAATAAATCTTAAATTGGCCTTCTCTATATTCTTCGGGAGTTTCATACTTTTTTATTTCAGCCATAATTTTATTTGAGTCATGGACAAACTTATTATTTCTAAACAAAACACCGTGGTCCTTTCCTCTATCTTCCAACCAATCTTTAAGTCTTGCAGATTTAGACTCTAACAAATCTTCATACAAATCTTTAGTGAATTTATTGCCTGCTAAAAACTTATGAAGTTCCTGTGGAGTCTTATCCCCTGCTTTCTTGAGATAATTAAAAATAGCAACAATAATTTTACTTTGCTTTGTCTTCATTATTTCTTCTGCTTGTGCCTTCCACATATCTAAATCAATTAAGGCATTCTTAGACATTAAATTATCTTCCTCGAACCCATAGACTGTGAACCCATCAAAGTCTCCCTTGATGATAACAGAAGCCTCACCGTGAATATGGTCAGTAATTTTAATTCCTTTTGTTAGAGCCTCTACAGAGTATTTCAAAGATTTCTTATTATCTTTGGAAAGCATTTCTAAAGTGACTAATTTTTCAGGAGTATCTACTTCCGGGACTTCGATAACTTTTGCCGAGAACACAGTATATTTACCATTGGATTCTTTGACTTCATCTACCTTTACACGAACAATATCACCAACGCTAACAGAAATCTTAGTGTTTAATGCCTTACCTACATCCATATACTTTTTACCGTTTAGTTCTTGGCCTTCGGCTTCTTCCTCTAATGGACCGGCCCCTAAAGTATATGAATATAAATTACTTTTAGTTTTCTTTTTGTCAAGAACAATCAAGTCCAAATCGACAAACTTCTTCCACTTTATCCATTTAGGATTCTTCTTTGTACCCTCAAAATAAGTTGATGTAGCGTCTTTAATGACAACGCCTTCTGCTGTTGGCATTTCCATAATCGCCTTTGCATATTCTTCAATATCTTTTATGCTATCAGCCATTCTCGTATCTTTCTTTGACGGGAAGTTAAGGACATCACTTGAATGAATAGAATAATTGTTAAACATAACATTTAGTCTTTGTTGTAATGTATCGTCAACTATTTTTTTATCATTATGACGCATAATATCGAACATGTGTGCCTTTAAAGTGGCGTCCTTATATTTGTCTTTAAAAACATGAGCGATTGTATCAGCACGATGAAGGGCTTCTTTATCATCAAAAAGAATCAATTCACCGTCAAGAATACAATCCCCAAAGTGTTTCTTTTCCATCTCTTTAACAATATCTTTACACTTGGAAGTGATGTCCTTCTCATTATATGAATAAATAGTCACCTTATTATCAATCTTATGGATTTGTATTCTCATACCGTCATATTTTTCTTGAACAACATACTCTCCACTAAAGCCTTTTAATTCATCCATGTCGTCAATATCAAAAATGCGATACATTGGTTTGTTGGGTAAAATGAAATCCGATTGAGATTTCTCTTCTTCGGACTTTGTTAAGTCCATGTCCTTAATATCTTTTAAGTCCTCCCAATCTTCTTTTTGATGTTTAGAGAAAAATAGCAATTCTAAAAAGTCAAGAGCCGCCTTAACTTTCTTTTCTACCTTCTTTGAGTCTTTTCCATCCCCGTACTGCTCGATAATATAGAGGGCGATGTCGTCCGATTGTAGGTCAAGTCCCTTAAGGCCGTCTGTGATTTCGTCAGGCTCCATGTCTTTAATGCTATAAATGTCTGGAGATAGGGCTTTATCGTCTTCTCTCATAGCATAGTGAACAAATTTGACCATTAACTCTGGAGAATCTAATAATGCTTCAAGAACATCGCCTTTGAACTTTTTAGCGAAAGGGTCAGAAACAAATTCCGAAGACATACGTAAGGCTTTAATTCCCTCATATACCTTTTCGGCAAAATTAGAAGTGGGGTCGGAGGACTCGTTGTTTTCCAAATCCTCTTCTTGAATGTAATCTTTTAATTCTTCGCCTAACTCACTTGAATCATCATATTTTTCTTTGATGTCCTCAATTGATTTACGCCAACGACTCCCATACTCTTTGGGGTCTGTTCTTGCAGAAAGGTATGCGACTCTTGTTTTTTCAAAGAGTCGCAAGATTTCTTCCGAAGGGCTATCCTTCTCAATAAGATAAGCCATTCAATCACAAACCATATGAAGAATCTACTAATTTTTTAACTTCGCTAACAATTTCTTTGAGGGGCTCAACATCTGGCAACATTTTTCTTCTTTCTGCCAAATTAATTGTAAGTTGGATTTCCATCTCAATTTTCT